CCTAGGTGTTGGCGGTCGTGAACCGCAGGGGCACGCTTGCGGAACGCAACCGCCAACGCCGAAGACAGTAGCGGAATCCCTGCGATACCATCGGCTGCGTATGCATTTGAGTATTACCGCACTCGCTACGCTTGCGGGGCTGTCCCGCGACGCAATAGCTAAAATCGAGCGTGGTAAGTTTGGCTTAAGACGTGCTAACGCCATAAACCTAGCAAACGTCCTAGGTATTACTCCCCGCGAGCTGTTAGCGGTGGACGCAATGCCTGAAACGACACTAAGAGAACGGTTTTATAAAGCTAAAGCCATAAATGTGCATGAATGGCCTGATGTGTCAAAAATCATAGGAGTATCCGCTAGGACAATCAGAGATTACGTCGAGGGCAGGCGACACCAAAACGGGTCACCGCCTGCGTTTGCCGCTGCGTTAAAAATATATATCGAGGACGCAGTGAAATCGTAAGATTATTATAATAATTAATGGAAGATATCACCCGTTTTTACCGCTTTTTGCACCCGCGTTGCTCCCACTTTACTATATAAATTGTCCGCCAGTAGAGGACAAAAAAATAAGACGGCTAAAAAGCCGTCTTATTTTTTTGCCTGCTTTTCTTTTCTTTTTGCAAGCCATGTAGTGAATTCCATAGGACAAATATTTTTTTCTTTGTTCATAGTCCTGCGACATTCAACAAGATACTGTTTGTATTTGTTGAAAATTTCTTTACATTTCTCACAAGCTTTTTGCTTGTAAGTTTTTGGTGTGAAGATGTCCCCGCAAACCAGGCAGTGCCTTTCTTCATATTTTGTTCTTTTCCACTCTTTTACAAGTTTGGGAGAACTTTCCCTCTTCTCTTGCATATAAATTTTCCGTTCCGTCCGTATGTTTTCCCTTGTGGCTTCTTCTGCACAAGCAGGACAGTATTTCTGCTTGCCTGCTGTTACAATGTATTCTTTGCCACACTTAAGACACTTGTCAACGCTTCCTAGTTTACGGATGGCCTCTTTTGATTTGTGCCTAAAGGCTCGTTCTCTTTCTCTTTTTACCTCTAATCTACAATCACTACAATACTTTGCAGCAGGTCGTCCCATAAACGCAGTTCCGCAACGTTTGCAGATTTTCTGATGTAGATTTGAAGTTTTTTTGTGTTCGTTTGGCTGGAAAATTTCATCAATCATAATAAATCTTCCATCCTGCAACCAAGCACTTCTGCTATTTTTTGCACTACTTCAGCTTTTGCAAACCGCAGGTTGCGTTCGCCAATCTCATATTTCCTTAACGTGGATAAAGATATTTCCACCTTTTCCGCCAACGCTTTTTGAGATAAGCCTTTTTCTTGACGCAATAATGCAAGCTTTTCAAGTTTAGGCTTGCGTCCTGCATAAAGGCCTCTCATGAATTCCCCTTGTTCTTCAAGGCTTAATCTCATGCCTGCGTCATCAATTTCAGCAAATAAATCGGCAAGGCGAGTGCTGTCAGTCTTGATTCTTGCAGCATTCATCTTCAACATAGCCTGCCCGATAACGTTCATTGGGCAAATGGTAGCTTGTGTTAAATTTGCGGTTGAACTTAAATCAACGCAATGTGCGTTGCTACTCTCAATTGTAGTTTGCAAATACCCGTAAATATAACCATATACAAAAGCCTTATGTTTTCTTTCTTCTTGTGCTTTCATAAAAAAACACCTCCATAACTATGCCACTAGAGTGACACTATTTACATTTATAGTATATACCACTCCAGTGATACTGTCAACGAGGTATTTAGTTTTTTATAGCTAGCATAACAACACCTGCAAGGATTATATAAGCAGTATCGCGTTCACGCTTAATTTTTTTCTGCTGTGCTTGCATTTCTTCTTCGTATCTCGCTAATGATTGATTGGCACTCTCTATTAAGCTGCTCTGCTCTATCAAGATTTTCTGCGATTCGTTCAGATGCAGTTTCAGCTTTGCTGATGCTTCCCTGGAGCTGCTCAACTGTGACTGTAGCAGATTCAAGTCTATCTTGCAATTCTTTATTTGCTTGTCCTGCTGCTTTAATCTCTGTTCTAACCTTATCAGCTCCGTTTCCCTTATCTGGTACGTTCGCTCCGCAGAACAAGTAGAGCAGGACGAACAGGCCAAAAGCAATAGCAACATAACGCCACCAATTAGTTTTAGCTTCAATAGTAATCACATCCTATTCTAAGTCAATCCTTTCATAAGTCTTTTCAAAAATATCTGGTTTGCAAGGATACTGCTCACCACGTAGACCAGTAATTATCCAGTCACCAACGTTCGCTCTCATATCGCCTTCTAAAGTATGTATAATCATCTCTTTATCAGTTTGATACGCTTCTACAACGACAGGTCTTTTTCTAAACTTCATACAGCTACTCCTTAATGCAGAAATTTTCCCATTTCTTATAAACGTCAACATAGGTTTCATTTTTATCGCCGTTATGAGTTACTTCATAATATACTCCGTCAGGCACGTTTGTACTCAGCAACGCTTTCCAATTTTGCAATGTCTTGCAAAACCATGTTACGTACACATCATCAACACTAATTTGTTTGCCATCAGTCACATCAACATGTGAATTAAAATAATCAACAATAATTTGTTTAGCTTTTTCTTGCATTACAATGCCCTCCTAAAAGCATTTTTTTACAAAGTGGTTATTTCCAAAATGGAAAACGCCTTTAAATTTTAAGATTTTTTAAAGGCGTTTCCTTGATACCTTTATGCCATAAACATTACAGTCCAAAATAATGATGCAGTGCACCAAGTGCAAAACCGACTACCAAGCCTACGATAAATTCATTGGGCAATACAAAATTCTTGAATTTCTCAAACATCCTGCTCACCCCCTTTCTGCGTCGATAAGGAAAATTTATTTACAAAGGTAGTCTGTGACACCGCGGGCAATTGCTCGTGCAATATCATCTTGATTGTTGATTAGTAACTGAACATCATCTTCATTGCTGATAAATGCAACTTCAACCAAAACAGCAGGCATAACAGTTTCCCTCAACACAGCTAAGTGCTGATTTACTTTTACGCCTCTGTCAACAGTTCCTAGACTGTCAACGATTTGTTTCTGAATGCATTCTGCTAAATCTTCCGCTCTGCTCCACTTGTTGTAAACCAACACCTCTGTGCCTTTGGCTTGCTCATTAGCAGCAGCATTGCAGTGAATGCTGACAAATAAATCTGCTGTCCATTGGTTAGCAGTCCTACAGATGTTAGGATATTCAGGGCTTTCCCCGTCAAGATTATCAGATTGTAGTACTTGACACTCACAGCCTGCTTTAGTCAGATACTCTGCAACAAGTTCACCGATTTCTGCAACAATATCAGCTTCTGTTTCTCCATAGATTTCGTTTACTGCTCCAGGGTCTACTCCAGGCATATGTCCGGGATTGATAAATACTTTAGTCATTTGCAATCACTCTCCTTTGATGATTAGTGCTTGCCCGTTTCCCACGGTGCTGTATTATACTTGCTGTTAATAAATTTATTGCCTAGCTGTATAATGATTGCTCCACCTGTTGCGGCCGTAAATTCTGCATAGTGTCCCCAAGTCTTGCCAGTATATGCAAGATAGCAGGACACAACTAAAAACGTGATATAGCCCAGTGTGGGCAGTACCCTTGTTAAAGAGTACATCCCACCTTCTTTTAACATCTCAAACATATAACATTAACCTAACCTTTGTAAGAAGACGCTGATTACAAAAGATATGCACGCACCAACAATAGCAGCGGTGCGATAAATACTGCTGACTTCTTTGGCAATGTCTTCTCGCACTCTCTGGTCCACAACGTCTACACTGCTTTCCATTTTCTTGATATGTCGCCATGCATCCTCAAGGTCACGAGTATTGCTTACTTGTTTCGTTTCGATGTCGTCTACTTTTTTTCTGTAGAATTCAAAATCTTTCTCGTAGCGGTCTAACTTATCTTTAATAACAGCAAGGTCTGTTAAAACCTGCCTTTGAAAGACTTCGTCGCTTAACGGCAATTGTCCACATCTCCCTTCTTGAATATTGACATTGTACATAAATTTATTTATAATGACTTTAAAGAGGTGATTTTTATGACTACTGAAACTATCAACGTTAATATCCGTATGGACAAAAATGTAAAAGAACAGTATGAGCAACTCTGTAAATCATTAGGAATGAATATGACTACCGCGTTTAATATCTTTGCTACCGCTATGATTCGTCAAAAGAAAATTCCTTTTGAGATTAGTTTAGAATATCCCAACGACGAAACATTAAAAGCTATGGATGATGCTGTTAATCATAAAAACATTTACGGTTCTTATACCTCTGTAAAAGATGTTATGGAGGCACTCAATGCTCCGGATTGATGTTCAGAACAGCTTCAAGAAAGACTACAAAAAAGCATTAGCCCGTGGATTAAACCCTGAATTGCTAGAAGAAGTAGTGACACTTTTAGCCAACGAAATACCATTGCCTGCAAAGTATCGCGACCATCAACTCACTAATTCAAGGAAATATAAAAATATACGTGAATGTCATATTCAACCCGATTGGCTTTTAGTCTATATGATAGAACATGAAAAATTAATACTTGCGCTTGTGCGTACAGGCTCCCATAGCGATTTATTTTAAAGTATTGCTTAGCGGCCTTCCCCCCTCTCATTTTAAAGAGGGGGATTTTTTATGCCTAAATTGACGCTGTATTTATAAATTCTTCATGTCCATCATTACCTACATAAAACAAATAATAATCTTCAGCTGTCGGATATATTTCATGTAGTTCAGGTTTTTGTTCCCACACTTTAAAAATTGTTTCTTTTATCTTTTTGTATACTTCGGGATGTGCTAGCATTAATGTTTGTTTAGTTTCTCTATAATATCTAGGGCAACAAGCACAGTTATAAGAAGAACCATAAGTTTCATATGTAGGCATTAAAGGAATTGCGTATTCTTTAGCATACTCTTTTACTTCATCCGCACTCCAGTTATAAAGAGGGTTAATAATATAATTATCTTCACTACGTTTATCAATAAGTTTATATTCTCTACGTAATTTAGAACGTTCAAAAACGTAATATCGTGACCCTGTAACCATGCATTTTGACTTACGATTAATTTCTTGTGTACGTTTCCACAAACCATTTTTACAACAAAAGCGATTACGGACAGTCGGTATTTCTCCTTCTTCTAAAATCAAATCGTGCCAAGTCTTTTCAGCACGTACCCATTCAACATCAGCATGATAAGTATTTAAGTACTTAATAAACACTTCAGGTTCTAGTGTAGTTTCAGCATAATAAGCTTTAAATTTAATGGAGTTACGTTTTAAAATATCTTTTACTACACAGCTATCTCTACCACCTGAAAAACTTAGTGCGTAACCTTCCGCAGGTTCATATTTTTTTAATACATCTATAGCTTTATTCAGTTTTTCAATTAGCTCATTTGTCATATCGGATACTCCTTTCCTGTACTATTTTTATAAGTAGTTTTTGCTTCTGCGTCTGCATATGGATAACCTACACCATCATCTGTATAAACTTTAAAGATGGAAGTATCAGAAGTATCAGGTGCTAACACTTTCCCAAGACTTGAATGATTTTGATAATTAAATCCTCTTTCAACACCTGAATATCCATATACGTCATTTATCGTATCTGCATGAGTGTCTGGGTCATAAGCTCCGTAAGTGATTGTATAAGTAGTATTTGGTAAAACGGATACTCTTTGCGTATTTATAATCTCTTCGCCAGCGTTCCATTTATCAACCCCTACTATCATATGTTGAACAAAAGAAACATATTGACAATCTGCTGGTGTAGTAAAAGTGATAGTATTGCTATATGTTACTTTTGCTAACAAATCACCATCCGCATGAGTAGCATAAGCCAATATGGCAAAGACTTTACCTGTACTTTCTTTTACTCTGCCTATTGTAGCTCTGCCGTCACTTTCCACCCCTAACGGTACGTATACAGTAGCACCATCAACTTTAAGATAACCATAGTTAGAGCCACAGTCACCTGCACTACTATATAGTTTTGCAGTTTGTACAATATCGTTCTTTTTTATATAAAGTTTTTTAGCAATCTCTCCCATAGATTAAAACACCCACATTTCTGCACCATTGGGAAATACTAAATGACCATCAGCATTGTACTTTGGTATCTTATTGGCGGCATTGCCTACATCTGTAACAGGAACATAACCTTTTGCTTTATCATCAATCGCTTCCTTTACTCTGAGCGGTGTCATCATCTTCGTATTATCAGTACCTGCTGTTGCTTCTGACTGTGTTGCGATTGGTTTAATTTCATTTTTAAGTGCAAAGATTGTTTTAAGCTTATTATAAAAATACTCTAAGCCCTTGCTATCTAAAAATTTCAAACGAATCTACCTCCATTCTTATTTTACGAAAGCGTCGATTTCGCCGTTGGTAATACTTTCAACGTTGGCTGCACTGCCTGTGTCGCCTTTTTCACCTTTAGGTAACACAAAGTCTAAAATAGCAGCATTGGCATTACCGCGATTAGTTACTTTTGCAGTAGTACCACTAGTAACAGTACCAACAGTGACAGTAGCAGCAGTACCTGGAGTGCCAGGGTCACCTTTTTCCCCTTTAGCCCCTGCGTCGCCTTTTAAACCTTGTGGACCTGTAGGACCCGCAGGGCCTGCATCGCCTTTCTCGCCTTTCGGGCCGGGGTCGCCCTTCGGACCTTGTAATCCTTGAGGGCCTTGTAAACCAGTATCACCTTTAGGGCCTGTTGCCCCCACAGCACCTGCCACACCTTGAATACCTTGAGGACCAGCAGGACCGACGGGGCCTGCTGGACCAACAGGACCTTGAGGACCGACCGCACCTCTTACTAAACCTAAATCAATTTCTTTTGCCGCCATTATCTATTACACCTCCAGTGTATAAACTAAGTGTCCGTCTTCTCTGATTTTAAAATTCGGAGCTGTCGCATCATCATAAATACAAATCAAGTGCCCGTCCCTGACTTCAAACAAGTACCTGCCATTAGCTGATACAGAAACACCGCTGTCACCTTTAGGACCTTGGGGACCAATAGGGCCCTGGGGACCTGTAGCACCAGTTGCACCCTTAGGACCTTGCAAACCTTGTGGTCCTTGCAAACCAGTGTCCCCTTTGTCGCCTTTGACGCCTTGAGGGCCTGCGTTGCCCGCTACACCTTGTAAGCCTTGTTCGCCTCTAGGCCCTTGTACGCCTTGCAACCCCTGCTTGCCTTGTGGTCCTTGTGGTCCAGGGATACCCTGCAAACCTTGTTCACCTTGTAAGCCTCTATCGCCTTTTTCGCCTTTAGGTCCTTGGGGGCCAGTTGCACCAGTTGCACCTTGTGGACCAGTACTACCAGTGTTACCTTTATCACCTTTTGGGCCTTTTAAGTTAACGCTAGGTGGATTTGGAAGGTTTGCTTTATTCGTCCATGTGAGCTCCCCACTAGTCGATACGGCAGGGATAAATACATTGACATTCTCGCTATAATCTTTTGCTTTAAGTTCACTAGACTTTGCGTTAGTTTCAGAAGTTTTCGCGTTCTGCTCGCTAGCTTTTGCCTTGGTTTCGCTAGCTTTAGAATTAGTTTCAGAAGTCTTTGCGTTCTGCTCACTAGCCTTCGCTTTATCAGCACTAGTTTTCGCAGCATCAGCATTTTCTTTAGCCTTATTTGCGGACGCTAAACTTTCTGTTGCCTTCTGTGTGGCAAGCTCTGCTTTCTCTGTTGCTATATTAGCACGAATCTCACTAGCTTTTGCCCATTCCTTTGCTGACTGATTTGAAGGATTATTTTCAGGCATATGACCTTGAGCCCACCATTTTGCAAGCTGTGCCTGGTCAGTAGCTTCTGTTGCTTTGGTGCTTGCTTCCGTTGCCCACTCTTTAGAAGACTTAGTGCTTGCTCCACCGGGTTCATGTCCTTCTGCCCACGCACGAGCCTTGTTCATTGCAGTATCGGCATTGCGCTCGCTGTCGGCAGCACTCAATGCACTTTCCGCTGCTGCGTCCGCTTTCTGAATTGCCTTATCCCTTGCCGCTTCTGTCTGTTTCAAAACGTCATTCGCTTGTGGCAGGACGTCGGCAGGGTCAACAGTTGCAACAATTTTTGTACCCTCTGCGTTCCATTTAAGACCCTTGTTCGGAGCAACGTCAATAACAGTATCAATACCGCTTTTACTGCCCTCGCTGATTTTAATACTTCTGCTGACGCCGTCCAAAAGCTGTTGACAAATAATGGTCAGCTTGTCAGCCATTGATTCAATGACGTTGAACGGCCAATATTCGTCAAGCCTGCTTTCTTGAGTAACAGGTACTTCCCTGTACAAAATAAGTTTCCACCCGTTCTGTAATACTGGTGGTCTTTGTGCTTCCGGGATTTCTGCACCCGGTGCATACCCGGGATAATGCACTACGCTTTTTTCAGTATCAACATAGTAATCTTTGTTCAGCAAGGTTTCCTTGCCTTTGTTGTCAACCAACAAAACTTTAATGTCGGTCTTGTTCAAAATCTTAAACTGGTACGAAAATTCCGTTGCACTGCCGTTACCGTTAAAAGATATTCTGTTCTCGCTGTTTCCGATCATGTCGGTTTGCTCTCCCCTTTCTATAAACGTTGTAATAAAAAAAGAGTGTCAACACATACGTGTTAACACTCTTAAATATTCCATTATCCTTATTATACCACAAATTTCACGTTGTGAAGTGCAGCACTTAACAGGATATTTTATTAATACTCGTGTTTTCTTTCTGCCTTCGGACGTCTGCCTAACAAGTCCCTCAATTCAAAGTCCATTTCATCGTTTGCAATATCAACCATATTGAAGATTATATTAAACGGTGCTTTCGGCATTTTAAAAAGTACAGCTGCTGTATTGGCTGTAACTTCTGCCGTTTCCTGAGCAAACACTTCTTCTTCTCCACGCATAACCTTTCCTGCGTGGTTAAAAGAACCTAGCAGTATTTTTAAAATATTCTCTGACGGTGTAATGCTGTAATTGTTTTTGTTTATACCTAAAGCATACTGCATACCTGCATTGGCAAAACCGCCGACCCATCCGCCTAAGCTTAAAGGATATTTCAGAAGTTCCTGATTTAGTTTTGAAAGTTTCTCGTCATCATCATCTTCATCTTTAAACGGATTTTCAAAGCCTAGTGCAATATTCAGTACGCAACACAAAAACCATTTCGACGCAGCGAAAGATGTAACACGCATAATCGCGTCTTTTTTCTGTCCTGCTCTCCACTTATTAGCGACAACGTGTGCTTCACGTTCCCATTGATTGAACTGTGTATTAAAAAACCCTTGGAACATTACGAATAAACGCATCATGCTACTACCACGTTGCATACTGGAAACATCGTGAACACGGCTACTGCCGAGGGTGCGTCTGACTACGGTTTCCGCAAAATCAATCGCTTCCTGCTCCGTCGCTCCTTCATGAACTTTTTTGCAGTATGCATGATAGAATACTGGCTTTGCTGTCATCATATCTGTATAGGCAAGCATATTGCCACCCCATCGAGCCGCCTCTTTTTCTATGGCCGACAAGTCGTTTCTGTTTTTGATTTCACGCATGGTAAAGTCTACTGTTTCCATACGCTCACGCATAAACGCACTCTTGTTACAAACTTCATTAATGTCGTTCCAGTTATTGAAGTTTTTTACTCCGTTGAAAAGTGCAACTAAAGTATCAGCATGAGTAAAGCCATCTACGCTGTTACCGTATAGAACAATGTTTGAATAGTTCTGTATAGAGATTTTTAAACTGCCCATAATACTTGTTGCTACCGCAGCACGACGCAACCAGTCCGCAGCCTTGCTCAACAAATCTTCTGCCACGGCTGTATTAAGCATACTGTCGGGATTGATACTTGCTTCAATGTGTTCTTTGAAAAGTTTCACAAAGTTTTGTCCCATTTTGCGTGTCATTGCTTCCATGATATCCTTGTTCCGCAAAATCTTTCTTAAATCAATTGCAATTTCCCTAAAGCAGATATCATTGATAGTATCTTCAACAGCTTTCATTTCCGCTCCCGGTGCTAAGCTGACAGCATACTTTGCGTGGGTACGGCTCTTACTACTGCCAGTATTTGTATAGTAGTTCCTGCCTTGTCTTTCGTTCTGATTAAGAGGACCATCCTCTTCTTGACCGCTGACACTTGCCAATCTAGTATCTTTTCTTAACGGCAAATAGCCACCTTCAAACAATACCTCTGTACCATCGGCAAGTTTAAACAGTGTAGATTCTGCGTCTACTTTTTTAGGTGAAAAACCTCTAGTGTTGATTTCTACCTGTTGCAAAGCTTCCCAGAACTGACTAGCGGCATTGATTCTAGCTTGTGCAAACTCAATATCTTCTTTGGTGATATGTTTGCTCAAGAAATTAGCAATGTTATCTCTAGTCATTGCCAATGCTTCTTCCCTGCTTATCATGTCGTTTTCTTTTACCCACAGCTGGCAGTTCTCAAGCCCTATTGGTGGAGTTTCACATAAGCGTTCAATATTGCTTTTGCTACCGAAGTTTGCAAGCATACTTACCATAGTGTGTCTGTCAATACTGCCAGTGCTTCCTTCTGTGCCGTCACCTAATTCTTCATATGCTACAAATTCGGAATATTTCTTTTTGGTTGCATTGTCAGGACACCATTTATTATAAGCTTCCGCATAGTCTGTCTGATACTTCTGCGTCAGTACGTAACGCTTGTTGGCAGCAACGTTAATCGTAGAATATATCATCTTCTGGAAAACACCGCCGTCTTTCCAACCGTCTAAAGCTAAATACATACTGTCTGCACTATAAGAACTTTCACGATAGATTCTTACCTTGTCAGCAGTCCTTTTGAGAAAACCTTTGCGTTCGTCCTGCCCTACTCTAGGATTATAAACATCTTCCATTTCGTTGAGCTGTTGTAAAAGCAGATTTTCTACATCCTCTGTTTTCTGCTGTGCTGCAATAACATTCATTTTTCTTTCCTGCTTTGCAACGGCACGGATGTTTTTCAAAGCGTTCACAACATCTCTGAACTGGTCAATATTTAATGCACCTGCATTTTCAAGGCGGATGTTTTCGTCAAGCAACCAATCGGCAATATCAATCGTAACGAAAGATTCGTCGCCGTCTTCGCTCATATTGGCTTTCATCTCTTCGACATATTCTCTTAAAGTCTGCGTTCTGACGCTCGGATCATAATCTTTTCTTGTCAGTCCCATACGTTCCAGCAATGCACAGGTTTGAACAAAATGCTTTTCGTTTTCCCAGTTAGCTTTTGTCTTTTTAATTCTGAGCTGTTTTTTTACAAAACGTTGAGCTGCTGCAAATTCCTTTGCAAGCTGTACGCTTTTTCTAGCCAATGCATGATTAAAAAGCTGTTGCCGTTTAAATTGCAACGCTTCTTCTATGTTGCCCTTCTTCGCTGCCTTTTTAGCATTTGCTGCCGCTCTACGTTCAGCAATCATAAAGCGTCTGCTGCGAACGGCTTCGCCTATATTCATGGAGCGAATGGTTTCTTCTGCCATAATTTCAGCACTGTTCTTCATTATCTTTGCTTCGATTTGAGAATATTTTTTAGCTCTGTCCTTGCCTGCCTCTTTAAGTAAAGCGTCTTGTATAATGACGTTCTCCAGTGCTAAGAGTTCGGCTGATTCCTCGTTGTAAATGGCTTCTCTGGTCAGCTTTTCTGCAAGCTTTCTGTCCTGTGCATAGTCCGGGAATTTCTCGTGTACAAGGTCGTTTACACGCTCTCTCACAAGTCTTTCCTTCATCGGTGCTTTGAGTATCGCCGTTGCCATTGCGTCGCCGCTGTCATATCCTAGCTTGTCGGCTACAACATCAAAAACGGTTCTCTCTTCGTCTGACAAGGCACTTCGTTTTGCCATATCGACAAGGTATTTTAAATCTTTATTTGTTTTAAGTTCTTCACGCTGTTTAAGCAGGTTATCCAGTTTCTTTTTATTATCGTCATACACAGACTGCTGTTCTGCTTTTAGTGGCGGTAAATTAACTTCTGCACCCATATTATAAGTATCTATACCGCATTCATAATCAACAGCCAGTTTTTCTATGTCTGCCTTGTTCGGAACTCTGCCGTTTTCCTTTTTGAATATGCTTATCCAACCATGTTCTGTATCTGCTGTATGTTTTTCAAGTGTGCCTGCTTTTTCTTTCTCAAGCAGTTCTTTGTTGTCCATGTTGCTTACATCGACAACTTCTTTTGTTTTTGCGTCTACCCAGTACGGCTGTAAATCTTTATAATCTTGAACATCAGATTCTAAAGCCATAGCAGTATCGCCAATCATATGTTCGATATCCTGTTGAACCCATTTAAGCTCATCGGCATAGTTCGGCAGTACAGAACCTATAGCGTGCTTATATTTTCTCGCAACAGTAACGGGGTTAGCTTTGCTGAAATACGATTCTTTGCCCTTTTCGCGTTGTTTTCCGAACGCTTCGGCAACAGCTTCTTTTGCTTGAATGGCTTGAATTTGTTCTACATTTTCTCTTACAGCAGGAGTGACTTCTTCTTTGTATTTTTTAATCGCTTCTCTACGTTCAGCTCTGAAGTTCTCCATATATTTTTTAGTCAAGATATCTACTGCTTTTTCCCTTGCCTTTAGAATTTTCGTTTTCAAACTTTCTTTACTTGCGTCTGACAATTTGCCTGTAATCTCCTTTGGCAAGGATTGGAAGTGTCCCTCCATTTTTGCCATAGCGTCAATCTCTTCTTGTGGTGCAAGCATTCTATCAAAGACACCTCTTACATCGCCATTGATGTCTTTAGCGTATTCACTTCTCATGATTCGTGAATATATGTTTTTCAACCAATTTGAAAAACGACTTAAGGCTTTTCTTAGCTTGGTGCTTGGTGCTTTACCGTCCATGATGTAAGTTTCAAAAGCATTAGCTAAAATTTCATGAGCTGGTCTTTTGCTGTCTATGTCCCCGTTTCTCCACGCTTCAAGATTTGTCCCTGCATACTCAAGCAGTATTCTTGCGTCATTATTAAGCTGTTTGTTGTCGGGATTAGCCAACGCTTCCTCTACCAATGTTTCAACAAAATAGTGTCCCGTTTCGTGAATAACGGTGCTTGCGTCAGCATGCTTGAACAAGCTGATAATATAACTACCGTCTACTTGTGGCAAAATCGCGCCTTTGGTTTTTTCACCCTGTTTTTGATATAATTCAGGATATTCTAATTTCCTCTTGACTAAATCTCGTTCTGTTGCTATACTACTATCTAGAAACCGCCGATGGTCTCCATAACTCTTGGGCACTTTGAGCCCTCCTGTTGCGAGCCATTGAGCGGTTTTTTCTTTGTTTATATACTTTATCCTTTCTGGTTTATTAATAAAATTATCCAAAAACCATTTATAGTCAGTACCAACATTCCCACTATTTCCACCATATGCACTATCTTTCCCGTAGGCAGTCAACAAAAAGTGAGCTGTCTTTTGGTTGATTTCTTTTTTGCTAATAGAGAAAAAACTGATTACAGAAGTACCGTTTTTATCAGGTAAATCTAAAGCGACCAATAAATTGTTTTTAGATTGAGCAATGAACAGCGGGTCTGTCAATGCCTTGGGCAATGCTTTTAACTGCTTATCCGTCATACCATCTTTATGTTTGCCTAATATATGAGAAAATCTTTTTGGGTTTATTTTTATCGGTAACCTTTCAATGCCGGCAAGTTCAAAAGAAATAGGTGTGTTCATTATACGGATATTTCTATTAATGTTTAGCTTGTCTTTATTGTCAATAATTCTCTCCCAAGCTGCAATATCTTCATGCAAAGTTTCTTCGCCCAGTTTGGGATATACTGTATTTTTGCTTGTTTGCAACCAACCCATACCGCTATTAACCTTGCCTGCGTTTTGAAAACGCAGGCGATTTTTTTTCAGCCATTCCGCAGGATTGGACGGATTGGCAACCATTGCACGGCTTTCGATTATCAGTCCTAAATCTTCTGCCTGTTTCTCTGCTACACCTGCTTCTTTGGCACTCTTTACAATGGCTTCTATCTCGTTGTCAAGTTCTACCGCTTCACGTTCTGATAATGTAGATTCTCTTGCAATTTCGCCTTGCATTGCTAAATCACGGCTAGACAATTCGCCATTTACATTAAACAGCATACCGTCTTTCGTGGCTTCAAAAAGTCCCTCGTTGGTAGAGCAGGCAGCAGTAAAATTGCCTATGTTGATATCAATATCTTGTCCTGCGGCTGCTGCTTTATTTACTTCATCAACAGTAACACCTAGCTCTTTTGCTATTTTCTCCGGGTTTGCTGTCTGCATATATCCTTGAACGTCTTTTGCTTCTACAGTAATAGTTCCGTTATCGCTGTTCGCGTTGATATAAACGGCTGCGTCATTAGGATCTATACCGTTCTTTTTAATCTGCTCGATGTTCTGTGCGATAAACTCTTTTTGTGCGTCATTGACTTTAGCCTGCACATAGTTTCTGACGTTAGCGTCTACAATGTGCATAGCACCTTTTGCACCGCCACCGAGGATACCGCCAATCAGACCGCTGTAGCCGATTTCTTTTACGTTCTCCTGCCAATCGCCCTGCCACGCTTTAGCGACGCTTGCTACATCAGCATTCTTGTCTTTTGCCCAGATGTTAGTTAATTGTTCCGGGATTTCCTGCAAGCCCTCTGTAACACCTTCTGTTATACCTGTAACAAGAATATCAGTCATTCTTTTTCTAAGCGGACTGTCTTTAGGCAGTTTGTTCATGATTTTTCCTATGCCGATTTTTTCAAGTGCTAACTGCATAGGTGCGTTAATTAAGCCTGCTTGTGTCGCTCTTTCTGCGTCTACACCTTGTTTACGCAGGTCCAAATATTGGTCACCTGCTGTAATAGTAGCCATATATGCAGCAGCAGTAGTACCACCAGTTGCACTTGCTAATGCAATCTGTACAGCAAGTTGTCCTGCACCTTCCAATAAATCATAGGCAAGCTTTTCTGTGGCACTGTCTGTTTTTATTTCTGTGCGCTCTAAAGCATTTACACCAGACTGCAATGTGTCGGAAGCGTCTGTTGCAAAGTCGTTGTATGGTCTATAGTTCGGGTCTGCTTTTTTGTGTTGTTCAATATTGTAATCAATAGCAGCTTTAGCAGCACCCAAAACACCACGGCCTGCACCTTTTAATACGTTCCCTGCAACAGTACCGAGGTTAGACAATACAGTGCTTTCCTGATTGGTTTTATACTGTTCGTCCTTAAACTTCAAGACTGGTTCTAAGTCTACGTTTGTAGCAATAGGGCGTAAAGCACCGCCCCATACTCCCATCTTGCTTCGCTGTTCAAACTCTCTGTCCCATTCTTCTTTAGTCAAGTCCATTGTTATTTTGCTCCTCCCATATATTCGTCAAGCTCTTTAGCACTCATCCATTCTGTTGTGCCGTCAGATTTAACTACGGTAAAGCTATACCCTCTATCATCAGCAGGTGTTACTTTTCTGATTCCGTATGCTGCCAGCTGATTTTGTGAATACTTGAATGTTTTATTGTTATCCCAGAACAATGTGTGTCCGCTTACATATGTACCGCTTACCATTGTAGCAGCACCCTTTTGTACTGCTTCGATAACTTCGCCCGGTGTCGGGTCTTGCCCGTTGTGTGTCATCCTGTAATCGCGGACAAACAACTTACCTGCTGCAACGCCCTGGCTTTTGGCTTGTGCCTTTGTCGCGTCACCGATACTGGTTTTCGGAATGAACTGATCAGCAATCGCATTAAAGTCATATCCGAAAACGCCTTTACCTTGCAGCCAGTCTTGATAATCACTTCTAAGATTATGTAAATCTCTATCGCTAGCACCCTTGTTTCTTGCGTCAATCATCATTTCAAGTTCTGTTTTATACAGGCCTCTTGAAAGTGCTTCACAAATTAATTCGCGTTCATTGTAACCGAATGTACCGCTTCCGCTACCACCTGCACCACCTGAACCGCCACTGCCACCTCTACCGCCGATTCTGTCAAAAACAATCCCGACGGCACTTTTATATTCTCTCAATTTCTTTATGTCTGTTCCTGCCTGTGCTTCCGCAAAACGCATTGCTTCATCATATGACGCTCCTTGTGCTTTCATAGCAAACAAATTGTCTGACAAAGCTTCATAGGCTTTATCGTCGTTGTACCTTTCAATACGTTTTGCGTCCGCTCTATTCTGCTTATACAAAGCGAGTACGCGGTCTTTTGCTTCATAGCTCAGGTTTCTTTGCTGTGGTGCTACAAAGTCCGTGAAGTCTAAATCTAAGTGTCCTGCCGTCGATTTTTCGGACGGCTTTTCATATTCATCTCTTACTACAATACCTTTGCTTCGGCAGTCTTTGATGAACTTATCACGGTTAGCTTTTACTGCTAACCAATCGGACGCTACGTCAATTTTCCAACCACCACCATGTGAACGTGAACCTGAGTTATGGTCACCATCAGTACCACTTGTGACAAATAATTGTTCACCTGCAAGTGCTTTATAGTCTTTGGATATAACGGAAAGTCCGATTCTTGTTTTATCCTGCGTACCGTCCAATGATACGCCATCTTTTCTTACCCATGTGTTACCCTCAAGAGATTTGCTGTCATCAAATGCAGGAGTGCCGTCAAGTGCTTTTAATACCGACGCTTCATCATCTCCGTATTTTTCTGAAAGCTCTTTTGCAAGACTTCTTTCGAATGCACCTTCTTCTTTGTTGTAAACAACACCGCTTAACTTTCCTCTTTGGTCAGCAGTCAGATAGTGTCCGTACTTCTCAATCAAAGTTTTTGATGTAGCATAATCTTCATGAGTAATAGCAGCAGTTACCGCATTGGTTATCAGTCCGCCGACTTCTGTTCTCTGCTTGTCTACAAGATATTCTGCCCCCCTGTCACCATACGCAAGGCTAAGTGTCAGGCTGGCTTTATTTACCGTATTGTTTATCAAATCTAAATTGTTCCAGTTCTTTTGGATAATCTCCGAAAAGTTCTGCATATTATTGCTTACTGTCAAGTCTTTAACTTTCTCGTACTGTGCATACTGGTATTTGTCTACAACTTCATAACCTTCTCTTGCCGAATTGTCCATAAGGGACAACAAGGCTACTCTGTTTGTTTCCTTGTTGAGCTTTATATTGCTCAGGATATTGTTTCTAAGTTCCTTCTCCTGCTCTACATAGCTGTCAGAAATACCCGCACTTCCTTCTGCCTGTGTATGCATTAAACCGTTCTTTTCGTTGTACATGATGTTATAACGGCCTTTGTTGTACGTGTCCATTGCCTGCAAGATTGTCTGCTTGTCCTTGTTTTCCTGTTCTTTGCTGACAAAGCCTGCAACAATTCCTATACCTTTAGCAAGGCCTGTATATCCCTGACTGCCTGTGCCGTAAGCCATTCCCTCGCTAGGGATTCTCACCTGTGCATTGACAGTATTTAAATTTACAGACGGCTTATATCCCTCAATCTTCATGACTGCACCTCTTTAATATTCAAAGTATTTTTTCGGCTGTTTAGGCGGCCAAATAGAATTATTGTAACCAGCAACTCTGTTACCGCTGACAAGGTCAAGTCCATAATTGACGTTCGCCATCGGATTCCTGTTGAGCTGCATTTTCTGAAAGCCTTGATTGTACCATTCGTCTTTGGGCATTGCGTCTTTAGGCCTTTTATCCATGTTGCCGTAAATGCTGGCAGCACCACCAATAAGAGTACCTAGCATCTGCTGTTTGGCAGCAGTTCTTGCATTATGAGCAGCTGTGTTATATGCATTAGCCTGATTTCTGAAATTGACTTCTTTAACGTATGCACTCCAATTATCGTTACGTTGGTTCTGCAATAAAGTCATGCTGTCTTTTTGGTGTGCGTCTTCCATACTGTCTAAAGCGTCGGTGACACTGCCAGTGTTTGAAATACCGCTTGCACCTGCACTAGCAATTGCCTGTCCTCTAGCAATTTTCAGCTTATCGTTCAATCTACTTTGCTGTTGTGCATACGCTTCTGCCTGCTGTTCTCTCTGCTTGCTGACAATAGCCGCGTTCTGCTGTGCTGCTTCTGCCTGTGCATTGTACATAGCTTCCTGCTGCTTTCCTGCCTGATATTGTCCGTACATCTGCATACCAGTCTGCAAACCGATTAAACTTGCCACTACTCCCATTACTTCTGCACCTCTTTTCCGTATCTGTTGTGCTGATATAAACGCGGTACTCTATAATCAGCAGTCATATAAAACTGATAAAACTTTTTGCCGTCAGCAGTTACTTTAGCTTCTGTTAAAAAAACTGCTCCCAAATATTTTAAATAGCGAACGGAAGTCTTATTGTTTTCATAAACCACATTGTGAATAAGTCCATATTCCTGTGCAAATTTATGGAACACATAATACCCCTCTTTAACCAAAACTTCTTTCACATAGCCGTTGTAAAGTTCATTAGTTCCAAGCATCCACACTCCACGGCCTACACTCTGCCAAGACGGCAAGCCTACACCAAGAATGCATAAAAGTTTGCCATTCTCACCACGATAAACTAAAACCTTTTCACTAAGTCTGATTGAACCGATAACAGCGAACGCTTCATCGTTACCGCTTGCAAGCAGGTCTTCTTTGTCCTGCTCGCGGATATCGTCTAACAGCTCTACAACTAATTTCGCTACGTCATATTTATCTAAATCAATTTCTTCCGCTGTCCACTTTTTAGCCACCGAAGGTCACCTCTCTAACTATCGCCAATACGTTGAGCGGATACGGTTCGTCACTTTGGATTACTATCCTGCCGTCGTTGTTGAACCCACCAATCGGCAAAGTAATCTTCTTGTCACCGCTAAACAATCTAATGTCTTTTACTGCACTAAGTTCATCATATTGTAGTTGATCCATTGTATCAGTACTGCAACCCGCCGTACCGCCTAAAGAATTTTTCAGTCTTACAATACAGCTGCTTACCTGTTTGAATCTGCCCTGCATAGTGCCGTCCCCTGTACGAATTTCTACGTTGGGAAGTTCTATAACACTTTCATAAGGCAGCCCCACAACGGCGTGTTTAACAGGATGCGGCAAGGTAAATCCGCCTTCTTTATCAATCACAATATTTTTATACACACGTCCATCGCCAACAACATCTACTGTTTCTCCTGCCAATTCAGGAACCAAGATGTATTCTTCTGTCGCTTCTTTTTTAGTATTTTCTAAAACAACAGCTGCATCTAACATCACATAATCATCAGGATTATTACTATTGCTAGAATTGCTGTAAAAGAACTCTATATTTCTGACGTTTTTTCCGTTTATTGTGCGTTCAACCACAATATACATAATATCCTCGTCCCCTTCTTGTATGGACGCTACGCTTTCAATCCTGCCCTTAGTAGCAAGTTGGGACCAAGCGTATACCTTCTGTTCGAGGATATAAGCCAAGCAAAGCATTGTTCCATCACTACGAACAAAGTAAATCGTGCTATCAGGTTCCTGTTTATAATCACTATCCACAATATCCACACCCTCAATCAAGTGCTTTGCCAAAAGTGTTAAATCAGTGCCGCCGTAGCTATCAGTTTCAAAACTATAGCCCATATCACGAACCGTACTGCCCCTGCCCTGCACAAACACAACACGGCCACCAATCATTAAAGGCTCGCAGTTGTTGCAACCTCTGGTAGTCTGCATCTTAGGAACGCACTTAGTAGGAGTAACCGTTTCGTTACCGCTAATAGTCCATTCATTGCCTGCCGTCAAAATCATTAAGTCAGTACCCGCCACCATATGCAGTATCTTAAACTGTTTCCTGCTGACAAAAGCAACCGCAACTGCGCTATCATCAGTAACAGTACCGCTGGCCTTTTCTACAGAGAAATTACCATAATCACCTGTACGGCTCATCCAGACCATATACGGCTGCTTCTTAGTACCGCCAAAACATAAGCGGTCCTGAAAAAAACATACTGTTTGAGGATAACCAAAGTCCTCGCTCCAAGCACCAAACAAGTAATCATCAGTAGCCTTAGTACTGCCAAAGTCCTCAGTAACAAGGGCATTTACTTGCTTTTCGCTAACAAACTCTGTAATTTTTGCAATACCTTCTTTTGTGTAAGGCATTGCAGTTAGATTGACATTACAAGTGCCGCTAGTAACATTACATACAATCCTCAAATATACTTCCTTGCTAACGCTTCCGCTTTCAGACGGATTGTAATCGTTCTCGCTAGAGTACTTTCTATATGTTTCCCAGTTTTCGCCGTCAACGCTTTTTTGCACCTCAAACGTTCCTGTCCAAGTGCCGTGGGAAATAACCTTCCAGGTTTCGCCAATCTTAACGTGTGAACTTGTACCGTTGCTAACAGCAACTTCCTGTGCTGCAACTTCGTGTTTAAGCATAATAGAAGAACCCACACTTGATTTTGAAAAAGTATTATTCTTTGCTGTCAAAGTCACTTCGCCATTTACTGCTGACGGCGTAATAGTATTGTTCTCGTCATAAATAATGTTGACATAACCATTAGAGCCATCAAATGCCGCATACTCATTTTCAACAGTTTTGTTTGCACCGCCCAAAGCACCATTTCCTTGTGAGGTTCCTGGTTCTCCAGAAGAGAATCTATATCTTTTATTTCCCTTGCCGTCTGTATATCTAACTTTTTGAACACCGGTTCCTCCACCGCCACCTTTCATAGTTATGTTCTCAAAAGTAGATGCTTCGCCGTCTAAGCCATTACTTGCAGTATCATAATCAGTAATACTGCCATGAGCGCCACCTTTTCCAACTTTGCCATTGTATGTACTACCTGAATTCAGCATCATTTTTTTGACGACCATTTCACCGCGGCCGCCTATACCGCCATAAGTTTTTATACCAAAAGGCCCGTGGCCACTTCTTGCATAACCGCCTGCACCGCCACCTGCGCCAGATATTGTAACAGTATAAGCTCCTGTTTTATCAGGGTTAAAGCTAAAGCTGCCAGGCGTGCCATAGCTTTGCCCACGCACAACAGTAGGTGCTAACGTTTCATCAAAATACATATTAGTAATTTCAAAATCGCCAAAACGCCAATCGTTATCGCTATATCTTGCAAGCTGTTTTACGGGATATTTGCCACTTGCAATAAACATAGTATCTGCGCTCTGAGTAAACCTTAAATGCGCCAAGTCACTTTCAAGATATGGAGTGACAATCTCAACATTTAGCTTTTCCCCGTTTTTAAAAACTTCAATATATTTTTCCCCGATATTTAACAAATAGTCCTTATCGTCACTACCATTAAATGCTACTAAAATACTTTTCTTGTCAGAATACCTAGTACGTGCTATGTATTTTAGGCCAGGACGTTTATAAATAGGACCGTATGGACGTACCAAACAGTTTTTAGCCCTCAGTACCGAGTATTGGTACTTGTCTAAATCTACGCGGTTTGATACTTCACTGCTGATTTCTCCACCTGTAAAAGCACTTTGTAAAAGATAATAAGGCTGTAAAACGTTTGCCATCTTCAAGCCCTCCCGTCAAAATATCTTGTCGGATAGTCAGGCTTTTCTTTTTTCTCGCTGGCGGTTGAATATTTCGCCCTGTTCAAGGCAGCCTGTGCCAATTGGTATTGTTGCTGTTGCAAGCCACTATTGCCTGTCAGCTGTAAGCAGATATTGAAGGCAAGCATATGTGTCAACGCTTCCAAAAAGTCGCTTGAAAACAAGTCTGCATTGTCTACGTCATAAGTATATTCAAGCCACGCTTTCTCGATGTTACAGCCGATTCCCAAGACGTTATCCGTTGCCATATATAAGTCCCATTCGCCCTGTTCCTTCTTGCCCGCTCTGATAACAGCACCGTTATCAGAATTGAAAATCTTTCTTACGGCAACGCACTTTTCAGGATATGCATAAACGAATTTCCAGTACGGACTTTCAACGCTAAGCTCTGCCAATCTATCAATTCTTTTTGCAAAGCCCCACGCATATTCTCTCAGCAGGTTTTTTCTTGTCTGCTCATAAAAAAGCTTACATTGCCTTGCTGATTCCGTCTGTTCTTCAATACTTGCTATTCTGCCTTTTGCAATGTGAGCTAAAGCCATATTACATACGTCTGTTATATTCATAGTTTTATCTCCGTTTATTTATCAAATTATTTATCAAAAAAGGGGATAAGGAATTTATCCCTACCCCCCTTAAATATTAGTTTTTCAAGGTTTTTTCCATCAGTGCGATTAGTTCTTCCCTGCTCGCGTCATCTGAAAATTCTACTCCTGCTTCATACAGCCATACGCGAATTTCGTTCATAGTTGTATTTTTGTAAGCGTCTAATATTTTGTTGTGTGAATTTTTCATGGCCAGTTCGGTGCAGTTGCGGTCAGGCCTGCGGTAATCTTACCAGCGGTCGCACCAGCTTCATGCAGGCGGACAAATTGCTTCATACCATAAGGCAGTTTAGTAACAAGCAGTAAGCCTTTTTTGGATGCAGGCAGGCTATAGCTTGCCAAAACAACTTTGTTAGTAGTCATACCCTCATTTTCCGCTGTTTCAAGGGCAACAGTGCAAGTGCCGGTAATAGCAGTGCTTGCATGAACTACGAGAAATAAAGGGTCGTGTGCGTCACCACCGCCGACATTTGCAATTACATTGCTGTCGGTAGAGGTGGAAACGGTAGTATTATCAAAGAAAATATTCTGTTGGTCGAAAATCATTGTGATACACTCCTCTCTTTACTCTACTGCGTCTTCTTTAGTGGATTGGCAGTCAACCTTTTTGATTTGAATAACTGCTACATAACGTTTAGGAGGTTCGCCTGCCAAATCTTGACGGGTTACATGAACGTTGTTCTTGTTGTTCAAGTAGGTTTCCAGGAAGGAATATACATCTTCTGGAACATATGCAATAGGTTGTTTAGGCATCCACAGGCGGTTTTTCGCAAAGATGAATTTATCCATCAGTTGTTTTTGTGCTGCGTCGGTCAGAGTAGCCAGTTTGGTTACATCGATGTTGCAGACGCGGACAATGGAACGAACGTTATGTACTGCCAAACCAAGTTTCCAGCTGTACAAGGTTTGCAATGCACGATACGGTTTGCCGTTTTCGTCGTATACGTCGTTTTCGCCTAAGTCTTCTTGCTTCAGGCCTGCTACAGTACCTTTCGGATAAATACCAGTAACTCGTCTGTCGCCCCAGTCTACAAAGTAAATAGAGGCATTGGTTTTAGTGCCGGCAGTACCTGCGGAAATTACTTGATAACCAGGAGTGCCTTTATCGCCTTTCAAAGTATTGTAACGTGTCATGATACCGTTGAAAGTATCGGGATCGTTGTCTAAGTCACCGTACAGAAGTTGTCTTGCTACATATTGGCCCATACCTTCAACGTGTGCCGCGTCTTCGGAGGCACGGTATTGTTCAGGGTTCGGCTTGCCTGCCAACAATTCCACGTCGACGCAGGAACGGTCCTCAAGGTTCATGCATACGTCAATGATTTGTTTAACAGTGCCTTTAGTAGCAGCAGTACCACGATTGATACGGCGGATGGACGGGGACGGCAGAGAGGCACGGATGGTAGTCTTGTTGCCGATTGGCAAATCACCCTCTACCCATTGAACGTCCTCTAAAATCGGATTGGATTCGTTCAATACCTCCATTACCTGAGCAATAGAGCCGTCGGGATTTAATTGTTTTTGTAAGTCGCTCAAAGTATGAGCTAAACCAATAGTTGCCATGTTTTAGTCAGTCCTTTCTTATCTGTATTTACTAAAGTCGGTCTTCGGATACATTTTTGCAATCATGCTGTTATTGTCAACGCCACTTTTGGCTGCACCTGCACCGATTCCCGCAGCCATACCCGGGTCGCTGTTCAGCATCTTACCCATTTCAGCAAGCACTCTGATAATTTCAATTCTGTTACCTGCACCTGTTTCGTTCAAGGCTTCTCGTAAACCGGGACAGGTTTTCTCCATATGCTCAACAGCACTACCGCATAATGCAACGGTTTTATCTAAGTCAGCACCAAGTTCTTGTTTGGCCGCTTCGCCCCAACCTGCAATCTCTTGTTGCTTCATAGACAATACAGCACTTGCTACGCGGTTTCCGTATTCTGCACCATATTGAGCAATAGCATTTGCATTTTCATTGCTGATACCCATATCACGGATAACGTCAACAAATCTGCCTTGTTCCTCTGTGCTTAATTCAAAGCCTTCTGGCAGTTTCAAGTTATTGAAATCATAGTTGATTTCCGCTCTGCCTGCTGTTTGAGTTTCTGCTCCTGCCACATCTCCTGTAATGGTGGTGGCTTGTTGATTGTTCGGCTCAACAGCATTTACGGATTCCGCTTGTTGTGTGCCCTCTAATTGTTCTTCATTCATATCTCATTACTCCGTTTCTCTCTCCGCATAATCTTCTGCAAGTTCCCTTGCCTTTGCCTGAAACTCTATATACTCAAGCTCCGCTGTCTGTTTCAGCTTGACCGCCTTTACTCCTAGACGTGTAATATCTCGCAATACCTGTAAACCTACTTCACGTTTTCCTTCGTTGTAAAACGTTGTACTGTTGCCTGTAAAACACTGTCCCAGTACATAGGAGTTATCCAGCAATCGCATTAAAAACCAACGCCCGCTTGGAGTTTTCAGAAGTGCTGTCAAAGCTGCATCGTCACGTCGTCTAATCTCGTTCTGGAAAAACTTTGTCAGCATTTCCTGTTTGCTGTCTTTTTCGGTAATGGCTTTATATCTTGTCATTCAAGGCCACCACCCATCCCTAGCCAGCTGTTTACCGCAGGGTTCATATCATTAGCAGCTTCCGTCAGATTCTTTGCAGCGTCCGCAGCAGGAGCGGCCGCCTGTGCTACTGCCAGCCCTTCCTGTAATTCCTGCTGTTCCTGCATTGCCTGCTGTTCCTGTGCAAGGATTTCTTGTACTGCTTCTGTGCTTCTCTGCATTACAGCAGGAGCACCGAGCATTTCAAAGTATTTACTGATAGTCGCTAATGGGTCAACCTTCTTGACAACTTCCGGCCATATCTGTGCCATCTGTGCCACTTGAGCTATTGCCTGCTCAATGTTGACAAGTCCGCTCATCTTCTGTGCCTGTGCAAGCGGGCTGATGTAGTCGACTTCTATATCTTCGCCGTTCAAGATATCCTGCAATTCATCAGGAACTGGCGGAAAGCCTCCGCTTCTGTCGATGATGTTATATACCCTGTTTAAAATCAGTGTCAGAAATTCATCCTGAAAGCGTTCGGTTACAGGTCCTAGCTGTTGCATTTTCTCCTGCATACGTTCCATAACCTCTCTAGCAGTCATACGGCTACTGTCGACGTTATCCAGCATGAGGAATAAATCTGCACTGTAGGCTCTCTTAATGCTGTCCTCTACTCTCATGATTTCCTGTGCTGCATGGTCAAGGTCAAGTTTTACTTCAAACAACGGCTGTACGAACTGCTGTGACTGGTCCTCTACGGCTGTAAGTCCGCCCGGGATAAGATTTATACCTCCGTTGTTCATAAGACTGGCAGGGCCTTTCATCGGCGGTTTGATGGACAGTTCAACGGCTGTCAGATAGTCTTTCTTCATCATCTGCAACATCTTGCTGTCACCTTCTGCAAACCACCCCGGACCGCGTCCGTATGCATCCAATCCGTTTACGAGATATCGCCCTACAGGAACGGGCCATTCCTCGAACCCACCGACATACAGGTATTCATCTTCTGCTGATTTATCAAGCCAGTAGACGCTTCTGTACGGCATATTCAGGTTGTCCATATAGCCCGGCAGTCTTTCGTCGTTCGGCTCGACAAGCCAGTTGATGGTATATTTCTTGCTTAAGGTGCTTTCGTTTTCTGCCATCCCTCTCATGTTTTCAGGCAGGCTTTCCAGTCCGAAACAATCAATGATCTGTGCCAACGTCATCTCATACTTTTTAGCAAAGGTCTGTACCTTGCCGAAACCATCAACACCTAAAGCATATGTGCCGATTGTCATTGCCTGGAAACGTACCCCGTTCTGAGGGTCGTAAAATATCGCAAGTGGTGCTTGCCCGAATGGCAATTCAAGATAGACGCTGTGTACGCTGTTATAGAAGTTGCTCTTGGATAATACGTACGCTACTATCTCCTGCCTTTCGTCAAGGACTTTCATTGCGTCTACGTTGCTGTTAAGCTCGGGCTGTTTATATGCAAACCTGAACCATTGACGAGAAGGTGGTGTCAGGCCACTCATCATACCAGACGCAAAAACCTGTGCCGCAAGCCACGCTACACCCTGTGCGATTTTATAATCACGTCTGCGTGCAGGATTGGTCTTGTCAGAGGTATTATCAAAATCACCTACAAAAGGCAGTTGGTAATCTCTGATTTCTTTCCATCTGTCTTCCCACTCCCTGCGCGCCTCATACAACTCTTTCATCTTTCTGTTGAAACGCTTCTTATCCGGGAGTTTTTTCTTTACAGGCGGTGTATCAGCAGGGAACGGTGTCCCCTCTGTCTTTGCACTGCCTGCGATTGTTTCAAGGTTCATTGCTCTACCTCTTAGCCTAAAGTGCTTCTGCCACTGCCTGCGTCGCCTGCAATAGTAGAAGTCTGTGTGCTTGCAAAACCTCTTCTTCTTTTCTTGCTGCCTTCACCGGAAGTATCTTCTACTTCACCGCTCGCAATAGTGGTCGGTGCAGGTGCTACAGGCTCAACTTTAGGTACACTAGGTCTACCACCGAAAAGTTTACTGATCGCTCCCATTGTCTACATCCCCCTTTAAACTACATTGTCCATAATGCAATATTCTGTGTTACACATATATCTGTTCTTTTCGCCCGGTCTCAGCCTTCGTCTTGGTGCTACCTGCCGTGCGAATGTAAGTGCCAGTCCGTCCGCCAAGTCAGGAGAACGTCCTAACATCTCTTTGATTTCCTCTTTTGACGTAAGCATCAGCCTTCCGTTTTTAGAGTATTTATATCTTATGGCTGCAAGCTCTTCTCTTAAGCCGGGTTCTTCAGGCATTGCTCCGCCGTTTTCTCCCCATTCCTTAAGCTTGAAGTACATCTCAGCCCTGATGTTCTCATAACGCTTGTTCTCTATGGCCGCACCCTGGAACGCTACCTCGCTCACGTTGGTATATCCCATCTGCCGTATTCTGTCGATTACGCCTGCACCCATATTGCCCACGTCAATAAACGTCATATCGGCTCTTCCTGCGTTCATAGCGTCCATAACCTTGTCCGCTACTTCCATAGTGTTCAGCTGTTTAAACACCCTCGGGTTCGCTTCTGCCATAAGTCCCTGCCGTTTCCAGATTACGGTCCTGTCGTCACCGTAACGTGCTACGTCTGTGCCAAGTATAATCGGCATATCAGCAGGTACGTCTTTGTCAGTAAGCTTTCTGCCGAACATCTTGTCTAACAGTTCCATACTGAAAAGCTCGTTTACCGCAGCCTTCGAGAAGTCGCACAAAAACTCTTGAGCGAACTCAACTTCACTCATATCTTCCTGTAGCTCTTTTATCGTAGCTTCATCGAAAATCCCACTCTCGTATACGTTGCAGATATAAGTGAACCATCTGTCGTTGTTTATGTGGTTGTGGTATATCTCATAGAACGCATTCTGCCCCTTAGGCGTGCCGATAAAGTAGCAGTACCCTTTTCTGTCCTCTATCGCAGGTCTGATTACCTGGCTCCACATCTCGGGCTTCATGTCCGCGTATTCGTCAAGTACTACCCCGTCCCAGTACGTACCGCGTAATGCGTCAGGGTTATCAGCACCGATGATGTATATCCTTGCTCCCTGAGCTCCCGGGACTTTGCTCGGAAATTCTACGTAGCGTTCCGTTTCATTCGTCTTTATCCCGTCGATAACGTGCGTGTAATACTTCAGAGGCGACCACGCAATCTTCTTCGCTTGGTTGGTATACGGTGCTACCAATGCATACTGCGGTGCTATCTTGTCACTGCTTAACGCGTCCCTGATAAGATGATTCACCATACCTATCGTCTTGCCGAAACGTCTGTGTGCGACAATGACGGCAAACCTGTGCCTGCTTAGCTCACTATGAAGTTTCTTCTTCCATATCGCCCTAGGTGCGTATGGTAAAAATATTCTTTCTTCACTGATTTCCATCGTTTACCCCTTGAAAAAATTGCTCCGGGAGTTTGGGAGAGTTTACCACCCCCGACGCGTGTCGAAAGTTTGGGTATCCCCCACCCCTCTTCCGTCAGAAAAAAAGAAAATCAAAAAACTTTCCGCGAAAAAAAACAAAAAAAGAAAAAGTTTTTGAATCGTTGCCAGCTGTTTTTTTAAATCGTCAAACAATCAAAAAATAAAAATGCATGGGGCCTCCTGCCTGTTATCGGTGTAGTACGTTGGGTTCACAAATTTGTCCTTTTTGTGTCTTTTACGTCCGATAAGATACCTTATGTTAAATTTGCACTTTTTTAGCCGTCGTCAGCCTTAATGACATCAGCGTCTACAACGTCACTAGACCAACTATAGACAGCCTTGCCAGACTTATTGTTAACTGCCTGCTTGTCAAATGCT